TTCACCGCATCACAAAATTCACTTTAAAAAGGGCAGCAGAGCAGTCACGGAGTAAAACTGATACCACCAAACGTCACCAGAAAATTGATAACAGAGGGCGTTGCAGCGGGGTTGTCACTTAAGCGTATGGTCAACCTGGCAACCCGGTGTCTCAATGGGGGAGGAATAACCCCGCCATACTTACCGCCGCGCCATTTCGCGGAGTGCCACAACCGGAAGCGCACGGTCGAATTAAATTTAACGACACCGTACAGTGAGACGAACTTCGCCGTGCGCTTTCGCGTTATGCCCTGGCTTTTCAGGGATATATCCTTTCAGTAAACTGTCAGTACCGGATTCTTATCCGTGTCCGGCGCACGACCACACGTGGCAGCGTGTTGGTCTCCATTTTTAACCCAGAACCTCAATGGAGGATAAAATGCCAAACAAAAAAAGAAATCCGCTTATTGAAAAACAGATTGAATGCCTGGTAAATCAACTCAGGCAATCAGGGTTATTAAAAACTCATTCAGAGTTGAGGCTCACAGAATCAGCATTCGACGATAAATTAAATAATGTCCTTTATAATGGCATTATTGATTTTAATCGTTCAGTTGGTCGCCTCGGCCCTGCTGGTGTTTCCTTATAATTACCAGTCAATCCAGAGCGGACCGTGTTCAGCGTAAATATAACTGTACACATCCAGATTATATTTGTGGTCTGTTAAGAACAGGCCGCAAATACATGCCGAAGCTTCCAGGGCAGCGGCTCTGTTACTGAATAACCATGTGGCAACATTCCAGCGTTTTTCTGCATCCCAGTCTTTCTCAAGGCCTGATACCATGAAGAAACCGTTAGTGTTGCCATCAAATAATTCTGTTTCCAGATTTTTAAGCAATGCCTGATGGACTCTTGCCAGGTATTCCGCCGGAATTTCGCCACGAATTCTGATGAGATTGTCATAAACAAACATGTTCCCCGCATATGGCGATTTTTCTTTCTTGTTTTTTAAACCAGCATCATGAGCAAACTGATCAATTTCTTCTTCCGTTGGTTTCGTATTGATGTTTTGCGCTGTCGTTTCTGCAATTTTATTTGCCACACTATCTGAGTCGTGTTTATTTACAGACGCACAGAAATACAATCCGGTAAACGCATCGCGCACATTACGAGCCATATTATCAGTGTCTTTTTTCGTTACCGATTCCAATGCAAGTTCGTTCAGACGATGACGAAGTGTGTGTGCTGCAATCTCCTGGATTGAAGTAGGTAAATCTTTAAATTCCATCGTCAACCTCATCAGTCAGAGTTTCTTGCTAACCAGCGATGCGCGCCAGCTTCGGTTTTAAACGTTTTGCTTTTGGTATACGTCATCGCGGTGAATGTGCCGTCCTGGTTGGGAAACACGCCGTACACCAGAGATTCGTTGTTACCAAGATCGATAGTATCCATGTTGACCTCATTTCCCCTTAACGCCGGGTAGCGGAACTGTTTGCTGAGAACACCGTGCGGTGTCTTGATGGGTGGTAATTTAGTTTTCTCATGACTGTTGGTCAAGTGCTTTTAATGAGAAAACTCAATATTTAATGCAAAATAAAGCCAATACATTGAAATGTAAGGCTTTAAAATTTGTGAAGGGGATTACTGATGTTTGTTACGTTTGCGAGCTTCTAGTAGCTCGGTGAATAGGCGATTAAAATTCTCAACGCGGGCACGGAGTTCGCTGATTTGTGCTTGCTGCTCTGATTTTGGAAGTGCGCGATACAATCGCAACATCTCCAACTCATCTTCCGATAAGTCTAAGGCGCTGTTGAGTGCAACTGGTGGATCTGGTGTTTTATCCTCGTCACCAAACAGTATCCAAGTTGGTGAACATTGCAATACCTCAGCCAGGCGATGCAAATTTTGCCCACGCGGGGCTGTATGGTCGCTTTCCCATAGTGAAATTGATGAGCCAGATACGCCAGCGGCTTTGCTTAAATCGTTTTGACTTAAACCAACCTGTTTGCGTCTTTCTCTAATTCGTTGACCTAAAGTTTTCTCGTTCATATTTAGATATCTTAATAACCCTTGACTTGAGATTCCTTGAGTGATTACTATTGAGAAAACTCAATTTTGGAGGGGTGATGTTTAAATCAGACGTAATTAATTTTTATGGGACGAAAGCCAAAGTAGCGAAAGCTGCTGGTGTTGATCCATCTGCTGTTTCTCAATGGGGGGAACTGGTTCCTGAAGGTCGCGCGATGCGCCTGCAAGAGGCATCTGGCGGGGAGCTTCAGTATGATCCCAAAGTTTATGACGAATATCGTAAGACGAAGCGGGCGGGGCGGTTGAACAATGAAAATCACCCCTGAACAGGTTTGTGAGGCTCTGGATGCCTGGGTGTGCCGACCAGGAATGACACAGGAGCAGGCGACGATATTAATCACGGAAGCATTCTGGGCTCTGAAAGAACGCCCGAACATCGATGTTCAACGCGTCACGTTTAATGATGGCGAGGTTGATCAACGGGCGCTGGGCGTTAACCGGGTGAAGATATTCGAACGCTGGAAAGCTATCGACACCAGGGATAAGCGGAAAAAATTCACGGCGCTGATTCCGGCAATTATGGAGGCTATCCGGATTAATGATTTCAGGTTGTATCGTGAAATTAGTGACGGAAAAAGCATCACGTACATGATCGCCGGGTTAAACAAAGAATATGGCGATGTGGTGGAGTCCGGGCTGCTTTTTGCAGATCCAGCTGTAGTGGATCGTGAAACTGACGAACTTATAGAAAAAGCCATTGCTTTCAAACTTGCGTATCGACAGCAATACCAACAAAAAGCTGGATGGAATTATGAGCCTTCTTTTTGCTGAACGCCCACTGGTTATAAACACGCAGCTGGCAATGAAAATTGGCTTAAACGAAGCCATTGTTTTGCAACAACTGCACTACTGGTTGAGAGATACCGGTTCCGGCATGGAATGTGATGGTGTTCGCTGGATTTATAACACAACAGAACAATGGCTGGAGCAGTTCCCGTTCTGGTCAGAGTCAACGTTAAAACGCGCATTTGCCAGTCTGAAAACGCTGGGGCTTTTGCGTTGCGAAAAGCTCAATAAATCAAAGCGTGATATGACTAATTTTTACACGATTAATTACGAGAGCGAGCTTTTAGATGGTGGCAAAGTGAGCGAATCCATCAGGTCAAAATGCGCTGCTCCATCAGGTCAGAATGACACGATGGAAGAGGCCAAAATGGCACGTTCCATTGGTTCAAAACGACTCAATGTCATCGGGTCAAAATGGCCTGATGATCTTACAGAGAATACAACAGAGATTACTACAGAGAATAAAAACACTTCTCGTCCGGAAGCTTCGCAACCGGACCCGCAGACGGTTGAACAGGATTTTTTAACCCGACACCCTGACGCGGTTGTGTTCAGTGCAAAAAAACGCCAGTGGGGCAACCAGGAAGATTTGGCGTGTGCGCAGTGGATCTGGGGGCGAATCGTGAGTCTTTACGAGCAGGCCGCCAGCGATGATGGCGAGATTTCGCGACCGAAAGAACCCAACTGGACCGCATGGGCCAACGACGTGCGCACAATGCGGATGCTGGATGGCAGAACTCACAGACAAATTTGTGAAATGTTTGGTCGGGCGCAGCGGGATCCATTCTGGGTAAAAAATATCATGAGTCCGTCAAAGCTTCGCGGAAAATGGGATGAACTGGTTATCCGCCTGGGGCGTTCGTCTGTACAGCGTTGTGTGAATCATATTTCTGAGCCGGATACCGAAATTCCGCCGGGGTTCAGGGGGTAACGGGCCATGAAAAATATCGCGGCAGGTGGTGTTCTTGAGCGTATCCGTAAGCTGACCCCGCAGCATGTAATCGCGCCGTACCGGACAGTGGATGAGTGGCGCGAGTGGCAACTGGCAGAAGGGCGAAAACGTAGCGAGGAGATCAACCGCCAGAATCGCCAGTTGCGGGTGGAAAAAATCCTGAATCGTTCGGGCATCCAGCCTCTGCACAGCAAATGCTCGTTTGCGAATTATCAGGTGCAGAACGACGGGCAAAAACATGCGCTGAACCAGGCAAAATCCATCGCTGACGAACTGATGACAGGGTGCACGAATTTTGTGTTCAGCGGTAAAACCGGCACCGGGAAAAATCACCTTGCAGCGGCGATGGGTAACCGGCTGATGGCGAAGGGGCGCAGCGTGATTATCGTCACCGAGTCTGATGTCATGAGCGTGTTGCATGACAGCTACGACAACGGCAAATCCGGTGAAAAATTTTTACAGGAGCTTTGCGGGGTTGATTTGCTGGTCCTGGATGAAATAGGCATTCAGCGGGAGACGAAAAACGAGCAGGTGGTATTGCACCAGATAATTGATCGCCGGACAGCATCACTGTGCAGTGTCGGGATGTTAACAAACCTGAATCATGCCGCAATGAGCACGCTTCTTGGTGAGAGGATTATGGACCGCATGACCATGAACGGTTGTCGGTGGGTGACGTTTAACTGGGATAGCTGGCGTTCAAATGTCAGCTTTCCGGGAGTTGTGAAGTAATTTTTGTTGGAGGATGTTTTAATGGAAACTGTATTTGACGNCCAGGCAAAATCCATCGCTGACGAACTGATGACAGGGTGCACGAATTTTGTGTTCAGCGGTAAGCCGGGTACCGGAAAGAACCACCTTGCAGCCGCCATTGGCAATCATCTTCTGGCGAAAGGTCGCAGCGTGATTGTGATAACGGTGGCTGATGTGATGCTGGCGTTACACAACAGCTACGACAACAAAAACTCAGGCGAAAAATTTTTACAGGGGTTGTGTGATGTTGACCTGCTTGTCCTGGATGAAATCGGAATGCAGCGGGATACGCGCAACGAGCAGGTCACACTGAACCAGATAGTCGACCGCAGAACTGCTTCGATGCGTAGTGTCGGAATGCTGACGAACCTGAACCACGTAGCGATGAGTACGCTTCTTGGCGAGCGTGTGATGGACCGCATGGTCATGAACGGTGGTCGCTGGGTGAATTTTAACTGGGAGAGCTGGCGTTCGAATGTCAGACACCTGAGGGTTGTGAAGTAATTTCAGGAGGACTTATGGTAAAAGTTTTTACTCCCGAACAACGGGAAGAAGTAAAGGCGCGTATTGTGGAACTGGTACGCAGAGATGGTAGGAAAACGCGTAAACAACTGGAAAATGAAACAGGGGCGACGAGACATCTGATTGAAGTTCTGGCGAAAGAACTGGTAGACAGTGGTGTTGTATATGGTTCAGGGCATGGAATATTCCCTTCTGAGCAGGCACGTAAAGACTGGATAAAAGCCCATAAAGAGATGTCTAAAGGTGCAGCGAAAAAGAAGAGCGACCCTGGCCTGATTTATTCATTACCAGATGGAGAGATACGCCACTACGACAGGCGTCAGAACATAATCTGTCTCGAGTGCCGGAAAAGCAAGGTTATGCAGCGTGTGCTGGCGTTTTATCAGGGTAATTTTCAGGAGGTGATGGCGTGAGGGTGAGGGTTTATATCGCCGGTCCAATGACGGGGTATGAAAATTTCAACCGTGAGGCGTTTCACAAGGCAGAAGAGGAACTGAAACGGGAAGGGCATACCGTCTTAAACCCGGCAGTACTTCCGGACGGGCTGACACAGCCGCACTACATGGATATTTGCATGGCAATGATTCGTTGTGTGGATGCGATTTACATGCTGAAAGGCTGGCAGCGGTCAGCAGGCGCTAAGGCAGAACTGGCGCTGGCGGAGAAACTGGGGCATGCAGTTATTTTCCAGGAGGAGGTACAGTGAATATCGACGCAACAATGACGATTGGTACGGCCCTCAATACGGGGCTGGCGCTTCTTGGTTGGTGCTACATCATGTTCTGCTCATGGCGGTGGCTGTCACTGATGTTACTGAAAGAATGGAATAAACGCTGTAAACAGACGCAGCGGCAGAAGGCAATGAATGCGTTTTTTGAGACCTTCGATATTGACAGTATAGAACCAGGAGAGCCAGCTCGCGTGATTAGCAGAGGTGACGTTGTAATTCTTGTATACCGGAGTGAAGAGAAAGCATAATCCAAATCTGAATAATTAAATCCAGCACTGTAAATAAAATTTAATCCTTAACCGGAGGGATTTCTGCAC